CCTCACCACCTTCGACATCTTCAATCAGTCCTTCGTCAAGAATAAGAAAGTCCGGCTTTACGTCTATGTCGGGATCATTTCCATCAGCGTCCGTAAGGTAATACTCGTTTGTTCCCCCTGAAGATAATGTCCATTTGTAGGTACTCGATGTGAGAATATCCCTGTATAATTCATATTCCACCCACGGATACCTTGCCCCTGCACCCGAAGGATCTTTTGCCGGAATTTTTGTGTGAGACACTAAAACCCTGAAATAATCGGGCATGACTAACCAATACTGCCCCTCTAACGGGTAATACTCTGCAAATGCGGTGTCGCTGTCCCAATTATCGTTCAGCCTGTCCGCAACAGGATCAGACGCGGAGAACGTCCTGAAATCCCCGTACTCCCTTACGCCCGATAACGGATCAACACCGTCAGCCGCACCCGCCCATAGATCGTTCATGGTGTTCTTTAAAGTCTTGTAGGTTGTCCACGGATTCTGCATCAGCGGGGATAATATGTAGTCCGTAGGAGAACCCCCGGATAGCTGAGACAAGTAGGGTTGTTTTTCTGTGCCGTAAACCATCAGGTTTCCGTATAACACCCCGATACCGCCTACTTCGTAGTTGTTTCGATTATCGTCAACAACGCCGATATACCCACCACCGTCAGAGCTTGACCAATCCAAATGAGTCAGGTTGCCGTACCACACATAACCAAGATTATCGGGATCACCGGCTATGAACGGTCTTGATTCATGCACCGCCCCGAACTGACCCTTTGGCGGCATACCAGGCTTTAAGGACATCAGACAGTCTTTAGTAGCGTTGGCGTTCCATCCGGCTATATAATGATAGGCTGTTCCACTGGCGGCGACTGTGCTGTAATGAACCTTCACATAATTAGCTGCGTCTCCACCTGCGTATTCAAGCGTACAGTAATAAGCGGTTGAAGGACTCATTTCTGTCGTAACATCAGAGCTTGCAAACGTAGCGGAGTATTCTGTAGCGGTTGTTGTCAGGGCCGTAACATCAGCTAAAAAGGTTTTTGTTGCCAATATAGAATCATCGGCAACCAACCTGATCTTCATGACAATACTTCCGGTAGGGCTTTCCTCTTTACACAAACAGCAAGTTACCGTTGTCGGGGGTATGGTATAGCCCGTTTCCCATGCCTGAGACGTAAACTTTGTTGCGATTCTTATGTTCGTTCCGTTGCCTAAAGCCAGCGAAGCATCGTCATCCCCTGATGTATGGTCAAATTGATACGCTGAAGTTCCCGTTCCATCGTCATACGCAATCTTAATCTCGGACACATCGTCAATATACTTAATGAAAGACCCGTCCAGCAAAACCGCAACACCGTTATACGGAATGATAGTGGTAAACGCTTCAAGGGTTCCTATGGTCTGGTAGTCAAGGCCGCTGTCAAGATAATAAAGTACATAATTATCATCCACCGCTAAAGTGTAATTGGTGGCACCAATCTTAACACCCTTGATTGTCTTTACGGCAGCCTGCCCGGTTGTCGCCCCGGAACTATACTGAGCAATGGGATTCCGGTTGACTAACTTACCGCCCTTTTTAATGTTCCAGTTAATCAGTTCGGAACACTCGGTTTTCTCAATGCGTGAGGACGGAACAGACGTATTCAACCCATAAGGAAAGCCCCTAAACCCAAGTACCTGTTCGGGTTTTTTTCTTTTCTTCACCTTTGAAAGATGTTTGTACGATAACGGCACGTTAGATTCCTTCTACGCTGAACATATTGGACACTACTCTTTCTTTTCTTACCCCACGGGCATAGACCATTATCATAGCCTTATCCCACTCAATATCAGCAAGCACCGCCTGTTTGGAACTGTCCACTTCAAGAATTTCCATCATTTCAACAATGAGCAACCTTTGGATAGTTCGATTCCAAATACCGCCCCAGGGAAGAGCGTCTGTGGCATAAGTTGTTAATGCGGTAAGCGGTTTCCAATAGGTGTGATTGATAGTGTACGCGTCATCAGGCACCCAAAGATAACCTACCTTGCTGTCCTCTGTTATATAGAACGCTTCCGGTTGATTTGTGGATGAGTCATAGTCCCACTTAATCTTGTCAACTTCTTCCACCTGTGACAGATAAGTATCCTCACCATCAACCCAACTACCGTCCCTTAAAAATCCGTCATGACTAAACGTAGGCGTATATTCTGGCGTATCGGCTGAAGTCGTAACCGTACCAATCGCATACACAAGATTAGAGTTCACATTTATCAAAGTCTGATAAATGGTTTCCAGAATATCGTTTATCATGGCAAGTCTGTTGGCTTCGGAAAACTGGACGTTGCCACTGTCTCGGGCTTTAAGGGCTGCTAAGTCGCCGTGAACCTTGAGTGTTCCCATTTTTTATACCTGCTCAAAATAATAATTCGGTATCCGCTGTGTCATAACAATTCTTCCGGTCACAGAACTCCTTGTTGCTCTCATGTTGGGGTAGTAACTTTTCGCAAGAGCTACAGGATCTTTCGATTCGTAAATTCCGCTTTCGTCTGGAATTTCAAGCTCAATTTCCTCAACCGAGTCTTTCAGGACACCAATTTGAGATGCGTTCAAATCGACTTCTTCTCCAGGCCAGAACATTTTCTTATTGTTTATGCTGTTGACGGTGATAGAAATCGGAAGATCACGATTGTCAGGATCCACGTTAGCACGATGGATAATGTATTTTTTTGTCGGCATGTCTTTGAAAGCCACCTTTTCGGGCGTTGGCACATCCTTTTCGGTTGTGATATCCTTTTTTGTCGGGGATTTCTCCACACCGGCCCAACCCGCACCTTTTTCTAACTGTATGGGTTCGTGGGTTTCCGAAAGTTCTTGTTCTTCCAATGCCTTTAATGCTGAGTCTTTGTCCTCAAAAGGTTTTCCATCGTTATAAATCATATCCATTTGTATTCTCCTTTGTCGTTAGCTATTGTCGCTAACCTGTTGTAAAAGGGGGAGCGATATGCTCCCCCAGGTTAAATTTACGTCATCAAGCCTATAGAACTGAGGGGGTACTGACTATCCCTGTGTCGCATAAGCACTATAATATCATTATCCGCAATAGCCGCCGCCGCCGTTGCCGTGGTCAGATTGGCATCCTCATACAGAAGTGCCTTGCAATAATTGGCCTGACCGTCCGGTTTGGAAATCGCACCCACAAAAGCGTAGTCGTCATTGGAAGTATTGATAGCAATCCAATCGCCGTTCCCGACAACACCCGATTTCACCAGGTCAACAGAAGCATCCTGAATGAACACACCCGAAGCTCCACCGTCATGGTAGATTTTAATCTGCGGAATCGGGGAGGCCCATGCTTCGACATAACAAAGAGAAGCGTCTGGAATGGACGCAACACCCGCATCAATCCTGAATCCGTTTGCGTTGTACCATTTGTCATTGTCAACATCCGAAGGTACGGCAGTAAGGTCTTCAGGATTATCAGGAAAGGTCACAAGGCTCATGCAATCAGTATCGTTGGTCCCTGTTCCATCAGCGACTCTCTGCTCTCCGAGATGAGGAATAACCCTGTGCCAAATAAGCTCAATGTGGGTTGTGCAATCGGTTATTTTCACCGTATCAGGGCACCAGCCGGTACGAATATACGTATCAGCAGCAGTACCCATTACAAATTGGCCGTGGTATCTCATTTTAAAAATCTCCTATGTTAATTGTTAAGGGGGAAATTAATCCCCCGTTTTTCTTATAGATCTGTAACTCCATGTTCCAAACGAATCATGAAATCATCGTTCAAGATTTTACAGGTCTTGGCAAATTTCCAGCCGGAAGTAGCTCTCTGATCCAAAGGATCTTCCGTACCCGCACTACCCATTTTCTTGATGATGTTTTTAATATTGCCCTTCTGAAGCGGAATCATGCCGTAAGCATTGGCTCCAAATATCAGTGTGGAATACACATCAACCAGAGTGCCAGAGGTAACAAGACCCGTTACGCCTACAGCTACACCAATGTTGGTCCATTTCTTTGCGTTAGTGGTAACGATTATACGGATGTTACCCCATGTGCCGATCTCTTCTTCCATAACCCCTTTCTGGCTGGCGTATTCCTCAACCTTCGTAAATCCGGCAAGTGCTTCATAATCCTGCCGACAGTCAGAATGGGTAATGCCGTAAAATCCCGGAGCAATCGGGCGAGTACCAACCTTGGAGCCGCCGACAGTCATCTTTCTCAACTTCTTGGCGTTGTTGCCCTCAAGGGTTCTTACCGCTGATTTCACATCGGACACCGCAATGGCGGTAGCCACAAGCGCTCTAGTTGCCACATCGCCCGCGTATCTAACGGTTGTACCGGCAGCGAGAACATTACGGTCAAGGGTATCTGCCGTAAGGCCCATCTGTTCCATTATGTTACGATATAAGCGTTAACCTATACCCTCTGAGTTACCTCAGAGTTCAGACTATATCTTCGGGACATATGTTGTGCATATAAATTGCCCCGCCCAGTGCTGTAGAGAAATTTTTGAGAACATGAAGTTGAGCAAAACCTTACCTTGCTGCTGTGACCTTTAGGGAAAAATACTTTTCCACAATTCTGACACTTAACCTGTTTTGCCCAATCTTTTATGTTGTTAAAATTAAGCTTGTATGCCATATCTTCAGGGGTAAAAGGCTTGATAATATTAACAAGTTTTTCGGTGTCTTTCATCATCAACCTTAACCTGAAACTATTTTTATATCTAATCGGCTTGAAATGGAGATCAAATTTTTTAGCAAGCCAGTAACACATAAGCTCTTGTTCAACCTTATTGAAACAATCAGTACAAATCCTTGCATCTTGTTTTACAGCCCCACCGCCCCAAGCACCATCATCCAAATACCAATAAGCCAACCCTTCAGAACTTAGGATTTTCATAAGGTGTTCGGTAATGGTCTTTCTTCCGTGGTGATAAAACTGTTCTCTCAGTTTTGTATAAACAGGATGTGATTTTGTTTCACAAACTAAACAGTCATATTCTTTTCCGTTTAGTGTCGTTGTTTCATTTCTAAGGTTAACAGATGTAAGGGTTTTAAGAATGCTAACCTTATGCTCAAAATAGCCTTTTTGCTTTACGCTATGCTTAAGCTTTAGGTAAGAGTTTTTTCTTCCGGTAGAAATATATCCGTCGCCCAAAACCATTCCTATTATTTTCCCTTTATATTCTGTTTTATTTATTCTCATTTTAATTTCTCTTAGTCGTTATACCTGGCTCTCGCCTCGGCTTGGTATTGTCCTTAATTTAAACAAGGAGTTCCACCAACTTCAAAGGATTTAACCTCGGCAAACATTTTACCGAGTACTTCCCCACCTTCCACCAGGGTATTGTCAAGCCCGACCATTGAAATCCAATCGGAGATGGTAATGAAGTCTCCATATTGTTTAACCAGAGCATAGACATCGGTTGTGGTGAGCTTCTTGCCGGTAGGCGTTACCCCTTCGCTCAATGGGGTCGTGTTTACCGCAAGTGCGCCGTACCTGCGAAAGTTAATCCGGGTTCCCTTGTTTTTAGGAAGGGGTCTGACTTGTCCAAAACGATCATGCACAAGGGCATCCAAACCACGTTCCAGCAAGTTTCTGTCGTAATGCCCCTGTAAATTTACAGCAACATCACTAGTGCCTGTTATAAGTGCCATGTTATATCTCCTTTAATATCCTTTGACTTTATCTAGTTGTTTTTGAAAATCTGCTTTTGATAATTTCCATGCAGGAGCCACATCGCTTTCTCTCGGAGGTTCACCACCACCGGACTGAACCTTGAAACCGGGTTTACTTGTCACCGGCTTAACCTTCTTTAGTTCACTGTCCTTCACGAAATCGTAGAACTGACACAACGCTCCCATGTCGGAATCAATCTTTTGATAATCCGAAATGGTAAGCTGATTGACATAATCCTCAATCTTGGGAAAAACTTTGTGAAAGTTCTCTGGATCTCTTACCTGAAGTGCTTCCTTGACCGTGTTTTTAACCGGAGTTACCGGAGCAGGTTGTTCCGGTGTTTGCGGTTGAAACACAGGTTCAGGAGCAGGCGCAGGTTGAGATTGTGGTAGAGACTGAATCGTATTAATCACTGTGTTAAGGTTGTCCTGTAGCCATTCCGTTTCGTTCTCATAGTCCTGATATGGCTTGGCCTTAAAAGGCTCCGGCTTAGTTGATTCAAGAGCAATTGGAAGACCTGAAACCTTTCTTTGCCATGCCTCGTTCACAAGGGAAGCAATCTCAGGAGAAGTCTCGATCATCTTAACGAGTTTACCGTGAGGCCCAACCTTGGAATCATAATCGTATCCCTTTTGGGCAAGCTCAATGGCCTTGTCTTTGGTGACTCGATGCGCCTGACCACGATGAACAATCTCAATCATTTCGTCCGGCTTTGGTTCCAGAGGTTCTGGGGGTTCCGGGAAATCCCCTTTCAACTCAAACTTCGGGGTTTCTTCCGGTTCCGGTTCCGGTGCAGGTTCAAGCTCAGGTATCGCGTCAAGCTCCTCGCCTTCAGGTTCAACTTCAGGTTCTTCCTCAATTTCAATCTTTTCTTCGTCAGCCATGTGTTCTCCTTAGCAGCAATTGTCGCTGCGGTTATTCAGCTAACTGTCGCTGAACGGTTAAAATAAAAAAGCCCTATCAAGTGAGAATTTCACTCGGTAGGGCTTTAAAAATTTCCCCTTGTCGGGGGTTTATAAAGAATCCTGTATTACTTTAGATTTTTTCTTCTATCTCGGTTCTCTTTACTATGTTCCTTATGCCTCCTTGGTTAAAAACTATCTTGAGTAATACAACACCTGTGTATTTATCCAACTTTAGTGTATTAATAAAACTGAGCATTTTCCTAATGGGGTTTGGCATTAAATCCCCTCCACATCTATCTTCCTGTCGCTCAATTCCATCAAGTCGTAATCAGCAACAAACTTTTCTAACGCTACCTTCAGTCTTTCAATAGAATGAAAGTCGTGCTGAACAGTCTGGTATTCTTCCAGCTTACCCCCAAACGGCAAATTAAAAAACGCCTGAACACATTCTTCCTTTCTGTGTTCAATAAATCCCTGCAACATTGGGTTAGCCAAAAGCTCTTTAGCTTCCCTTGAAAGACTGGCTTTATGGTTTCTTTCTTCCTCAAAAGGATCTTTGGTTATTTCGTCCGTCATCTCCCCTC